CTTTGCCTTTCAAAGGAAAAATCCGATTGGCAATGCCCGTTGATCTATTTCTATAAATAGAATCATATAAATAACTTAACAATCCCTAACTTACGGAGAAATAAAAATGGCTCTTACATTAACATATTCAGTTACAAGTCTTAAAGTAAAAGACGAAGTAAACAGTGAAGGCGTGACACTTACAAACGCAGTTTGCCAAACATATTGGAAAATTGTCGGCACAGATGCTAATGGTGCAACTGGAGAATTCTCTGGTGCAACTCCATTTACAGCAGCTAACGTACCAGCTGGAGAATTTAAAGATTTCGCAGATCTTCAAGAAGAAGACGTTATCTCTTGGATTACAGCAGTCGTAGATGGTGATGCTGGATATAAAGCACATATCGTAGGCAGAATCCAAGCACAAATCGACGCAGAAACAATTCGTGAAACAGCGATGCCTTGGGCAACAGACGTAACACCAGTACCTCCAGTACCAACTCCTGGCGTTTAATAACAAGAGGAATCTGTCGTGAATTATAATTGGCGTATCATAAAATTGGGCTTAAGTGACCAGTTGAATCAAGATGGAGTTCTTCTTGAGAATGCTGTCGTTCAAGTTCAATGGAAATTAATAGCTGAAGACACAGACGGAGTTAGAGCAAGTTATGTCGGTACAACTGCGTTGAATGCAAGTTCTATTCCTGCAAATCAATTTGTACCTTTAAACGATGTAACTTCAGCTCAAGTTATTACTTGGTTGCAAGACATCTTGGCTGGCACCGAGCAAGCCCGCATAAATAAACAGTTAGATGCAAAAATTGAAAGAAACAGACTACGTACAATAAAACCTAATTGGTAATGTAGGCGATTTCTTTTTTATATAATGGAGGTGACATGCACGATTTGCATATGGGTGGTTTAGCAGCTTATGCTTTAAAAAGAGGCGGCTCGATACACCCAATTTTAGTACCAAAAGCGGTTTTGGGAAATGAAACTGGTATTATGAATCCGTCTATTTTTCTTAAAGACGGAAAGCTTCTTGTTAATGTTAGACACGTTAACTACATTCTTTATCATAGCGAGGGAAAAAAGTTTCCACATCAGTGGGGACCTCTCGTATACATACATCCCGAAAATGACGTCACACTAACAACACATAATGTGATGTGCGAGCTAGATAACAATCTTAATTTAGCTTCAGCGCAACGCATTAACATGAAGTTAGATACAAAGCCAACATGGAATTTTATTGGCTTAGAAGATGCTCGTTTGTTTGAATGGGATAAGAAGCTATATCTCTGTGGTGTACGACGCGATTGCTATGATGAAAAAGGCAAAGGCCGTATGGAACTTTGCCATGTAGATTTTAAAGATGGCGAATGGCAAGAAATTTCAAGACATCCAATTCCAGCTCCAGGCGATGACGCTAGTTATTGCGAAAAGAATTGGATGCCTGTTCTCGACATGCCTTATCACTTTGTTAAATGGTGTAATCCTACTCAATTAGTTAAGTTTAATATTGAAGAAGGAACAACCACAGAAGTATTTGTTGAGCAAGCACCAAGAAGACCATTTAATCGTGACTTCAGAGGTGGATCACAAGTAATTCGTCTTAATGATAAACAAAGAATGGCATTTGTTCATGAAACAAATCTTTTAAGAGATCCATTCGGTAGAAAAGATGGCGATTATTCTCATAGAGTTCTTGTATGGGACAATGATTGGAACTTGATTCACGTTTCACGCAACTTCCATTTTATGGGAACATACTATGATCATGTGACTAACACAGATTACAACATTGAATTTGTTACTGGTATGACAATTCATAATAACAATGTTTTGATTTCGTTTGGTTTCCAAGACAACGCTTCGTTTATTCTTAAGATGCCAATACATATCTTTTTAGAATTTTTAGCTGATAACGGATAATACGTATGAAATTTACAAATATGAAACTGTTGAATGACGTTATTTTAGATTATTCTAACCCAGATAAAATCTATAAATTAGCTCGCGAATACGACAGATTAGAACAAGGTTCGGCTGCTTTCAGTTATTATCTTCGTGCAGCTGACATGTCACCGGGTAAAACAATAAAAGAAAAATGGCTTCAATATAAGTGCATGATTCTTGGTGCTTTTATCTATGAACGTAATGGCGATAGAGATCATAGTGTTGAAGGCTTACTTAAAATTGCTATCGATACATTCCCAGATCGTCCAGAAGCTTATTACTTTCTTTCTAAGTTTAAGCAAAGAAAGAATGATTGGCGAGAAGCAATGATGTATGCTGCCATTGGTCTTAATTTTGAGCAATGGCATGATAGATTTGATGATGACGATCTCGGCTATCCAGGTATAAATGCTTTACGTTTACTATATGCTCGTGCTAAATGGAAAACAGATGGTAGAGACGAATCTAAAAACCTCGCTTTCAATTTAAAATATAAAAATTCCATTAGTGAAGAAGTAAATAAAGGAGCTACTGCGTTATTAGCAGAACATGGTTATCCGAGTACACTTACATTTACTCAAGACGAGTACGATAGATACAAGTTTAAGTTTAAAGGTATTAATAAAATAGAAAGAAACTACTCACGTCACTTCCAAGATATGTTTGTACTATCTATTTTAGATGGGCAACGAAATGGTACTTTTGTGGAGATTGGATCTGGACACCCTGAGTTGTTTAATAACACATTATTACTCGAAAAAGAATTTGGTTGGAAAGGTATTTCATTAGATAACTCTGAAAGAATGTGTCATATCTTTTCGAGAAGTAGAAACAGTACTTGTGTGTTAGCAGATGCTGCTAATACGGATTACAAAGCATTGTTTAAACAACATTGTTTAGAGCAAAGAATTGAATTTTTAAGAATCAATGCTGAAGTAGCTTCTATTACTGCTCTTAAATCTATTCCATTTGATAAGCATGAATTTTCTGTTTTACAGTTTCAGCATAATGCTGTTTGGTGGGGTAACGATATCAGAGATGAATCCAGAAAAGTACTTAGCAAACTTGGATATATATTAATGGTAAGTGATGTTGCTGTTGATGAAAAATCTAGTTATGAAGACTGGTGGGTTCATCCAGACTATGTTAAAACTAAATCTGAAATGCGATCTTCTACAAAAGTTAATTTTGCGTGGAACTATATGATGGAGGAACTATAATGGGAATGAAAGTTGTTATTGTAACCGGTGGCTTTGATCCACTGCATTCTGGACATATTGAATATTTTAAAGCTGCAAAAGAGCTTGGTGATATTTTATGTGTTGGTGTAAATAGTGATGCTTGGTTAACTCGTAAAAAAGGCCAACCATTTATGTCCTTCGAAGAAAGATCAAACATAGTAAGTAACATTAAATGTGTTGGACACGCATTTGGTTTTAACGATGATGATGGTTCTGCAATTGGCGCAATTGAACACATTAAAAATAATTTCCCAAAAAATTCAGAAATCATCTTTGCAAATGGTGGTGATCGTACAAAAGATAACATCCCTGAAATGGTATTTGATGATGTTAAGTTTGTATTTGGTGTTGGTGGTACAGACAAATTAAATTCTTCTAGCTGGATTTTAAATAATTGGGGTAAGCCATCGACTGAAAGAGTCTGGGGAAAATATAGAGATCTTGATCAAAATGGTCATTGGAAAGTAAAAGAACTGTCTATTGATGTTGCTAAGTCTTTATCTGATCAAAGACATTTTGGTAGATCTGAACATTGGCACATCGTAGATGGTGCACTTGAAATGAATCTTGAATATGCAGATGGTTATAGAACTTCTAAGATCTATAAATCTGGCGACAGTATTGATATACCAAGACACTGCTGGCATAAAGCTACGAATGTTGGTAAAACACCAGTTAAGGTAATTGAAGTCTGGATGGGTGATATTCTGTCAGAAGATGATATTGAAAGAAGAACATAATACTATATTGATGGAGCCATAAGGCTATTATAACTGGTTCTGAAAAACTGTCAACTGTTTTTATATAAATATGTAGAATAAATTAAACTATTTCATTTAAGGAGATCCAGATGGCTTTTCAGTTATCGGTAAACGCAAGAAATGCCACTTTGGCAGCAATCGAGACAGAAGTTGGTGAAAACCCAATTTTAACTATTTCTACTGGATCACCACCAGCTGATTGTGGTACAGCAAATACGGGCACAGTTGTAGCAACTATGGTTCTTCCTACAGACTGGTTATCAGCCCCATTACTAGGTTCTGTTACATTATCAGGAACATGGCAGGATTTATCAGCAGATGCATCAGGTACCGCAGGTTACTTTAGATTACATAATAGCGATGGTACTGTATGTCATATGCAAGGTTCCATTTCTGCTACGGGCGCAGGCGGTGATATGCAATTGGATAATACTAACATTGCAACTGGTCAGCAAATCAATATTACAGCATTTACTATTACAGCTGGTGGGGCGTAACTTTAACAAAAGGTAAGCCTCATGTCTGCTAATGGAGCGTTTTCAACAACATTAGATTTTGAATTTTTTGCAGGTGGATATACCACACTTTCGGGGGAAGTTTCAGTATCAATTGAACCTTCCCTTGTTTCGTATGCAAGGGTACCAATTACCGGCACACTAAACGATTTTAATTTAAATTTTTCGTTTACCGGTACTATTACTCCGCCGACTATTCTAGCTTCGGCTGAAAATCTAAGTTTTGGTTTTACATCAAGTTCTTTTGTAGAATTTGGTGTGCAGCGCTACGCAGCTGCAGAGTATGGTTCGTTGGTAATACCTTTTTCAGCAACAGGTCAAGGTTATAACCTTACTCACGCTTATTTAAATAAGACTCTTGATTTTACTCTTAACACCAAGATTTACGTATTCTCATTAGGTGAATCGGCCGGTTCATACGGTTTTAATCTTGAAAGTACTGGGCTGAACATATCTACTAGAGCTTATTCTAGAGATGGAGCAAATTATTGCACATTTAACGGCGTAAACTTTAACGGTGTTACAATTAATAATCAATCTAATAGCGTTAGAATCATCGATAACGGTATAAGGCATGCCGAAGTGCTACAAAAATAACTAATTGATTTTAATAAATAAAAGTAAAATCCGGAGAAAATAAATGTCTGCTAGCTTCTATATAAAACAAAATGACACAGCGCCGTCTATTGAAGCTGCGCTTACAGATTCTAACGGTAGAGTTAAATCTATGGCTAATGCGCAAGTAGTAAGATTTCATATGCAAGATGAAAATGGGAATATACTTGTAGAAAATGGTCTTGGCACTATTGTTAATGCTACTAAAGGTATTGTTGCTTATGAATGGCAAGCTGGAGATACTGCTAATACCGGCATTCATAGTGCAGAATTTCAAATTCAATATATTAATGGCCAAGTAGAAACTTTTCCAAACACCGGTTACATTAAAGTAATCATAAAAGACGAACTGGCTTAAGGAAAACAAATGGCACAACCACAATCAAGAGAAGAATTCAAA